TTCCTCTTCCTCTTCCTCTTCCTCTATAGCCATTTTTGCCATTTCCGTTTTTTCTTCGTTATGGCTAAAATAGCACTTGCCATTTTTGCCATCTTCGGAATGGCACTTGCCATTTTTGCCATTTTCAGAAGTATTATTGTTATCGTCTTGCCATCTGCTTTCAGCACCCTTTTTCCCATTTTTAGCCTTTGCTTCGCAGTTAGATATATATTTTTCTTCATCTTTTTTGAACTGCATTAATACCATCTCAAAGACTCCCTTAATCAAAGGGTTCTCAATGCTGTATTCTTTTCCGCTTTGATAACAGCAAATAGCATAAAACAACTCGCCAAGCTGTTCCTTCGGCAAATTCTCAAACAGTGGATTCCAGCCTCTATAAAGCATATAAGATTCTTTATCTATTGATGTAACTGCCATGACTAAACCTCTTTTTCTCCTTAAGTTCTGTATAACACTATTCTCTGGCCTTCTTGTAAAAGCCCGGTATCATTCTTTCTTCTCCAGCGAGGCAAGTATGGCCTTCATCTCCGCAGAAGCCGGTACCTCTAAATGCATATCCTGCATTTCTGAAATTACTCCATTGAGAAGTCGGGAAAACTCTGCGCTATCGTAAGTGCTGGATCCAAAGAAGCAGAGCATTTGTACCATAGGCTTTCCATCCACCTTTGTTTCTCCGACTATCTTTGTTTCTCTCCACTGCAACCGAACAGCCTCTACCACTTCAGGTTTAACAAGTATGTGAGTGAATTTCCCATATCTTTCAAGCATGAGGAGATACACACTCCAATTATCCTGGTTAATTGCCTTAGCAATATCTCCAAGGCAAGCCCATAAACAAGCATTTGCATCGAGGCTCCTGCGTGCACGGTGTTGGACAAAACTAATATCCAGGTCTTTATTCTTATACTTTTCTAAGTCCTCAGGACTGGCCTGAATCTCGAAGGAGATAATAGGATATTCAGCCCTGAATGGAATTTCCAGCCCGGTTACCCTTCCTCTAGCTTTCATTTACGCTCCTTATTCCTATTCCGTACCGCATACGATAAACATTCCAATGGTTAAAAAAATCTGTAATACTGCCACGGCCATACTGGCCTGTCTGTACATATCCCCTATCGGACCTATACAAAGGGATTTACAAATGCAGTATCCTGTAATAAACAAAAGTGATACTGATAGCCCAAGTATTCCCACTTCAAGCTTTCTCATGCTGTCCTCCAGGCTATAATCCTTTAAGCCTCTCCCATGTTGTCCGTAATAGGAAATCTACAGCGTACTGCTGCACATCGTTCCACATTTCCGGCTTTCCTATGCTCTTAAACTCCTCCATGAGTTTTTCTTTAAGCTCTTTTTCTTCTTTTTTCGCAAGTTCGTACACATGGTTTATTTTTTCTTGCATTTTCACGCCGTCTCCTTTCCTTCCTTTTCAAGTGCTCCAGGATATGCATAAGCACTATAGCGGCCATCATGCTAAGCAGCATACAGGCAGAAAACACATCCGCTCCTATCGCCTCTGTATCAAGGGCGGAGACTACGGCCATAAAGAATACCAGGTTAATGCCGGATAGCAGTTTTACGATTTTGATTTTCATTTCCCCTCCTACGCATTTTTCTGCCGGATATCCAACACCGGAGACGGAAAATAGCTTCTTACCATGCTAACAATCTCTTCATCTGTAGCATGGAAATACTTGCAGATCTGCGCAAAATCCTTAAGCTGCCAATTACCATCTGCTTTCCTGAGGCTGATAGTCTTTTCTGATACGCATAAGTACCTTGCTACCGCACTCTGCTTAATCCCTTGTTTTGCTTTGCCAATGTCGATAAACTTCTTTATATCTTCGCCTTGTTTTCTGTTGATTCGGTGTCTTGGCATAAGTTGCCTCCTTCTTTCTTAAGCTTTCTTCCACTCCATGCTATGCGCGGAAAGAACATATTGACTGCTCCTTCATTACTAAGCCCCATATAATTTGCCACTATAGAGATTTGTCCCATTGTTAGCTTGTTATTTCTAAACCTTTTTCTGTAGTCTTCCGGTGTGAGATTCAGAAGCTCCGCAAGTTCCACTGATGATATTGGATTCACATCCATCCCCTTTCTGCCAGGTCTTCATCCATTAAATCTTTTTATTGTTCTTTCCTCTCCTTTTGCCTTATAGTCGATATACAGCTATTGCCGTAGCTGAATATCAAGAAAGGAGGATAAGAAAATGAATATAAAGATTCATTTAACAGACGGTAACAGTGTTGAAATTCAAAACATCTATCAAATAGCACAAATCAAAGATATGAATATGCGTGAATATACAAAGATAGGAACCACCGAGAAGAGTTTTGAATTTTTACCCTGTCAAAGTTATTGCTTTTATGGTGATAAAACCATTTATGTACTAACTGAGAAAATTTCGTATTTAGAAACTATCTAAAACTAACCGTACTCTTGGAAAGCTTGATGTTTATGGAAATCTCGGCTTCAAGCTTTCTATCTGTTGCCTCTCTTTCCGCTTCACGAAGTGCATCATAGAGTACCGAAAAATCCTTTGTCTCTGTCCAGTTTTCAATACATATATTATAATTTCTATGTTCTACCATTTTTCTAATTCCTTTCTTTGGCCTGCTGCAGCCTTGTTCTCTATTCCAGATGTTTTGTTCTAAGATTACCTATCTTGCTCGGTGATAAATCCCTTTAGCTTTTTAAACAGTGCTTTCATTCTTGATGGATACCTCTTTCATTCCACTTCTCTCCTTTCTCCCAAAATCCCCATAATATTTGTAAAACCAGACCATTTCTTGTTTGTCCTCTTTTCTTTGCTTCCTCGGACAGCTTCTTCTGTAGTTCCTGCGGAACTCTTATTGTCATTATTGCATTTTTTCTCCCTTTTTTACTCCTTGCAAAAAGAAATCATTTAGCTACAATATTGATATCTTTCAAAACAAAGGAGGAAACCTTATGGCCATTCAAGCTAACCCTTATCCGTTACGTATTGATAAGGAGGTGATGGATAAAATCAAGTTCATCGCCAATGAATCAGGACGTTCTGTAAACAAGGAAATTGAACACCAACTTAAAGCTGCTATCCGTTCCTATGAATCAGAGTGCGGCGAAATTCATCTTCCAGCTACCGAGTAGCAGATCTATGGCTTCATATAGAAACCAAAGGAGGTTGTTATGGCTACAAATAAGCGTCCAACCATGTTACGTTTACCTGATGAAATGTTTCTGAAAATACATGCAATCTCAGCTCTCGAACATCGGTCAATGAATAAAGAGATTGAATTTATCTTGGATTCCTATATTCAGTCCTATGAATCTGAGCATGGCGAAGTCCATCTTCCAGATATTGAATAAGCAGTCCATTCATGCTTATTCCTGTCTTGACCGATTCTTTTCCAAGCGCTTCCTTCAGTCCTTCCGTAAGCCTTACCGTGAAAGTAACCGGAACGCTCTTAATTGACCTTACTATTTGCATATTTACCTCCTATAGTTGTCCGTGCTATACTGGGCACGAACTAAATTATTTGTTTTGTTCTCGGGGTTACCTGTCGTGGTGGGCGGTAACTCCCTTTTTCTTTTCAGGTGTCTGATCCGGTACAATCTCCACTTTAGTACCTTTGATTTGCCACCCTTCTGTATTTCCGGAACTTCTGGCCATCTCACGGATTTCCTCTTCAACCAGTCTCACGGCATCCGACATATAGAAAATTCCTGATACTTTAAAGTCCAGCTCTATAGTTGCCCTTATCTTGAATGCAGCCATGATTCATTTTCCTTTCCGTTGGCCAGCTTATCTAATTCCTCTCTTAGCTCCATGGCCAAACCTTGAAGCATCAAGATTTCAGACAACACAATCTCCTCAATGCCCTTAGAGTCTTTCACTTTTTCCAAATTCTCTTTCTCTAAGTCAATGAGCGTATGAAGTGCATTTATGCCCTGCTGCCCCTTGGATTTAAGGTACATCACATGCGCCCATGCCATCATCTTGTGGCAGCCCTTCAGGTATTTGGCCATCTCCTCTAAATAACCCTCATTCAATCCTCTTCCTCCTTTCGCCTGGTTCCCTTCTCTCTCTTGCTTACTGCTTCCAGAAGCACATCTGATAGGTAATGAAGCAATAAGGCTTCGGCTTGCATAAAATCCGCTATGCCGGAACGCTCTTCTTTCTCAAAGCGAAGCAACTCCTCTATAGCACTGCTGCCCAGCTTCCCTTCTGAATCGAGGAACTCTATATGCTCTTTACCTATGAGGCGTGCCTTCTGGAGCAGTTCCCTATGCGCACTAATCATCATTCTTTTCCTCCTGTTCCTTTATCTCCTGATTCCTCGTCTCTTTTCCGTCCCATGAGGACCATTCCTTCTGTTAGATACATAAGATTGTTACTCTCTTGTGGAGTAAGCTTCGGAATCAACTCTCTGATGTTTACAATAATTTGTCTGTCCGTTTTTTTCATTCTTCCCCTTTCTAGTTACAATAAATCTGTTTCTTGTGATTTAAATGCATTATATTGTGCCTTTATCACTATGTCAAGCTATTTTTGTGATTTAGTCACATATTTTTATTGACAATGTGTTCTTTCTTCTTTATAGTGTTGTCAGAAAGTGAGGTGTGCTATGGGAGATAGAATTAAAGAATTAAGAAAAGCATTGAAAATGACTCAGCAAGAATTCGCAGATAGATTAAATATCCAGAGAGGAAGCATTGCCAGTTATGAGACAGGTAGAATTTCTCCTAGTAACTCAACTATTTCATTGATATGTAAAGAATTAAATGTTTCTGAGAACTGGCTTAGAAATGGAGAAGGGGAAATGTTTATCCCTATGACTCTTGATGAGGAAATTGCTTCCTTTATAGGAGATATGCAGGCAGACGTAGAGCCCACTTTTAAAAAGAGGTTCATTTCTGCTCTTGCGAAGCTTTCTCCAGAAGAATGGAAAACAATAGAGAATTTAATGAAAACCATGATTGATGACCGGGAAAAGCAATAAAAAAGACTAGGGATTTACCCTAGCCTCAGCAGCCCCTTTAGATATTTTAAAACCAGTAGCAGTTCCCTCTCACTGGCCATCTCGAGATACTTTAATATTTCTTCTTTGTCATCCATAAGAACCCTCTCCTGCTGCACAACCTAAGATAGCGATAGAGATATAATAACAAACAAATGTTCTGTTTTAAATCGGTACGGGATATAAAATTTTCTTATAGGGCAAAAATGGGGTTTTTTCTTGACAGAGGGAATGAGAATAGAAATCAAAGGAAAACCGACTTTTATTACAGCTTTATTTACCAAAAAGTAAACTGTATTTTCTGCTTAGTAATAATATAATCAACAAAAATGAATATTATATTTGACACATAGCTAGAAGGATGGTAGGCTCTAATTGCCAGATCCCCCCACACCTCTTAACAATAATGTGTCCCATGGGGGGCCATTTTTTTATGAAAAATCAAATCAAGCCTGCAAAAACATATGATGAGCAGTGTGAAATTCTCGAACAAAAAGGTATAGAAACTGATTCTTCTACTACTTTATTATTATCACAGATTAATTACTACAGATTCACGGGATATATTTATCCTTTTCTTGATCACAGTACAGGAACATGCAATCCTCGTATCCCTTTTTCACGCATTGCATCGATATATAACTTTGACACCGAAGCCAGGTCTCTAATTTTCAATGCTATTGAAAAGATAGAAACCTTTCTTAGGACACGCTTATCTTATCATTTTGCCCACAAATACTCCCCACTTGGATATCTTGATGCAGCGAATCATGGAACGAACTTTGATGAAGTGAAATTCAAGACGTCCATAGAGCGGTGTATAGATGAAAATAAAAACTCCCCGGTTATAAAACATCATATTAATAAATATGGCGGCCAGTTCCCAATATGGGTAATCATTGAATACTTTACCTTAGGCATGCTGTCACACTTTTATAGGAACTTACAGCCTAACGACAAGAAAACTATTGCAAAAAGCTGTTTTAATACATCTTATAAAAAATTAGACGGTTGGATGCGCTGCATAACAGATTTGAGAAATAGGTGTGCACACTATTCTCGCTTATACAACTGGAATTTTACCGCGATCCCTAGCTTAAGTTATAAAGATATAAAAATACCGTGCCCTGAAAACAAAAACGAAAATACTAAAATTACTGTAAATCATAAACTTTTCTCTCAAATTTGCCTACTTAAAGCAATGTACCCTAGCGATCAGTGGAACAACGATTTTGCAATACCATTTTTCCTTTTGCTAAACAAGCACGCAAATCAAGTAGATCTACAGCACATAGGATTTCCATCGGACTGGCCTTTATTTCTGTTTATAAAATAAAAGACATAAAGAATCCTCTCCTGCTGCACAGCCTAAAATAGCGATAGGGTTATAACGACAAATAGGCGTTCTATTTTAAATCGGTAGGGGATATAAATTTTTCTTAATAGAGGAGGCAGAAATAAAAATATATGATTTTAGAATAGGAGGAGCTGTATGATAGAAAAACGCATAGACGAATATCTTAAATGGCTAAAACAGGAAATCCGTTTCTCCCCCTTATCAAACGGCTACTATGAACTTGTTACGCCTTTCTTAGACTCGTCAAATGACTATATACAGTTTTATGTAAAAGAAGAAAATGGCCACTTATTCTTCACTGATGATTCATGGACACTCAGCACTTTAGAAATGAGTGGAATAAAGCTAAGTGATAAAAGAATGTCTCAAATAAAGCAGATTGCTACGCAGTTCGGGGTCAGACTGGATAAATCAGAGCTTACTTACAAAACAAGTGTAAAAAACTTTGCACTTGGAAAAATGCAGTTCACCCAGGCAATGCTCCGGATTGGGGATATGTATCTCACACCACATTATTAAGCGAAACCGACGAGAGAACCAGAATAATCTAAGTACGATAGCAAGTTAATTATTGCAATTTTTCATTCTTAGTCTGATAATATAGGGGCAGGTAGAAATACGCTGTATACTCATGTAATCGAATTGACGTTTAAGCGAACTGTAAGCTCGCCGACCATGAGGCCATAACACCCCCCCTAGAAGTAGTCGTCTGATCAGCGATGAAACTAGGGGTATTTTTTATACCTTTTTTTCGACAAATATTTTTACAAATATTTTATTGACAAATATAATTATATTTGCTATTATATTTACATAAGGAGGAAACAATATGAAAAGTTACTCATCAAGGGAAGTTATCAAGATACTTAAGAAGGACGGCTGGTATGAAATCATGTGCGTTGGGAGCCATCACCAATTCAAGCACCCAACTAAAAAGGGAAAAGTTACAGTAAAACACCCGGACAAAGACATACCACGAGACACCTTAGACAGTATCGAAAGACAATCAGGGCTACGATTTCGGTAGCCCTACCCTTGAAGAATTCATATAAAGGAGAACAGAATGAAAAAGAACAACTATATTTATCCGGCAGTATTTACTTTTGAGGAGGGACAGGAAATCGCAGTACTTTTCCCTGATTTTGATGTTGCAACAAGCGGAGTCGATGAGGAAGATGCCTTTAAATCAGCCAAAGAACTTTTAGGACTTACTCTGTATAGCATGGAAGAAGATAAAGAAGAAATCCCACAGCCCTCCCCCATAAGTGAACTGCGGCTTAAGAAAAACCAAGTTTCTTGCTTAGTGGATGTTTTTATGCCCTCAATCCGAGAAGCGCAGAACAATAAATCTGTGAATCGTACTGTAACTCTTCCGGCATGGTTGAATGCTAAGTCTTTAGAGCTTGGAGTCAACTTCTCTCAGGTACTACAGGAGGCTTTACTGGAGAGATTACAGGCTTAGTATAGGACTTTCAAAGGATGTAGCATAATGCGACACCCTTTCTTTTAACTTGTTCAAAATTAGAGGAAGGAGGGATTACAATGAGTATAGAGAAGTTGCCTAGTGGGAATTACCGGATACGATTTGAGAAAGACAAGAAACGATACTCCATAGTGACAGACTCCAAGCCCACAAGGCGAGAACAAGCGGCATTGATACAGGAGTTCTTAGAGAACCTATCTACTGAATCAATAGATAGAAAAGGCTCATTCAAGAAATATGCCGAAGAGTACATAAAAACGAAAGAGAATGTATTGTCTGCATCAACGATCAAGGGATACCGGCACGCCTTGAAAGCTCTTCCTGAATCCTTCGTCAACACTCCTCTCTTTGAGATTGAGCAGCATACGGTAACAAAGCTGGTTAATTCTATGGTAAACGAAGTAAAGCCAAAGACAATCTATAACCGGCACGGGTTCGTGTCTGCTGTCCTTAAAGAGTTTCGTCCGGGATTCGTACTGAATACGAAACTTCCAAGGAAAGAACAGCTGGATATCTATACGCCGTCAGAGAAGGAAGTTAAGGCTGTATTCAAGTATATAGACAGCAATCCGGTATTCCGTAGATATTACATCCCGATATATCTTGGTGCCATGGGGCTAAGACGCTCTGAGATAGGAGCATTGACTATAGATGATTTATCTGAGGATAACACCTTAACTATCTGCAAAGCTAAGGTCCAGAATAGCGATAACAAATGGCTTATCCAGCCATATACCAAGACGGAAAAGAGTAACAGGAAGATTCCACTCCCTGCTAAGCTGGCTGACAGAATCAGGGAACAGGGATACATATATGAAGGTAGCTTGAATCAGATTTACTGTACTTTGGATTCTGCACAAAAGGCCTTAGGACTGCCCCGCTTTGGAATCCACCGCTTGCGCTCATATTTTGCTTCTAAGGCTCATGCCTTAGGTCTTCCTGATTCTATTATTTTGACATTAGGCGGATGGAAGTCTGATAATGTAATGAAAAATATCTATAGAAAAGCCTTGGAAGAAGATATTACAAAAGGCTCAAAGAAATACCTTAAGCACTTCAAGAATATATAGCAAAAATCGTGGGCGGTTTCGTGGGCGGTTTTATATGTAAAACGAGTAAAAATCATTCTTTTTCGGTAAAATTACATTACCGAAAAGTAAGCAAAAACCCTAGGTTTCAAGCCACTTTAGGCTTAATTCCTAGGGTTTCTTAGTAGCAGGGGATGAGGGATTCGAACCCCTGAAATTAATCCCTTGCGTACAGTAATATCAAGGCTCTAGCAATTTCGTGGGATATTTCGTGGGATACAATAGCCCATTATTCTACCGTCTCAACGCCTTCCATCCGACCGGTAAACAGAGATTTAAAGGAATCATAGGCACCGTCCGCGCCTACAAAATCATAACCGTCACCTTTTGCTTTTCTGACTTTGGCATTAGTTGCCATTAAGCCAGACTTGGTCAAGTAGTACCACTTGCCTTTATCCTGGAGCCACTGTCCGGAAAGCATACCTCCATCCTCGCCCAAGTAGTACCATCCCTCCTCAGACTTGAACCAGCCTTTGATCATAAATCCGCTATTATCGAACACATACCAGCGGCCATTGATATACTCAAATTTGCCACATACAGGCGTGCCATCCTTGTAATACAGCCATTTATCATTCTGCTGAATCCAGCCCTCTTTCTGTGGCTCCTGTTGCACTGCGGAAGCTTTCCTTTCTTGGTGAAGCTTACAGGCTTGATAGAAGCACCAGCTCACTAATTCCCCACACCACGGCTCAGAGATAACCTTTCCATGGTTATACCAGACACCATACTTAGTATAGTTGCTCTTTCCTCTGTTGGCATGCTTATCCTCTAAGTTTCGTGGTGTAGCCTTTTCTTCGTAACCGATTTCCCCTCTAACCACTTCTAAGAACTCTTCTACAGAGCAAGTCTCGTCATCAAATATAGGCCTGCCAAAGCCACAAGGCCAAGATCTATCGCCCACTTTAAAATTTCTATAGATTTTTCTCCGACACTCTCCGCCGTTTCTATCCTTGTCTGCTCCGGAAGTATTTCCTTCAACTGCAGCTAAATCCGGCAAAGGCACTTCGTCTACCACTCCTGTGTGCCCGATTCTTCCTAGCGCTTCGCTGAAATAGAAAATAACATCCCCCTTCTGTGGCTGCTTATGCCAACGCCCTGCTCTTTTAAATCGCCCTGCCCCATCTGGCGTAAATTTGAAATAATCTCCGCAGAGCGCCCTTTGTCCTCTTTGATATGGATTCATAGTTTTTCCTTCCTATTAATAAGATTTACGGTACAAAAAAAGGGGGAGAACAATGTCTCCCCCCAAGCATTTACTTCTTAAGCCCTACTCCTGGACCTGTGTACTTATCCGGATTCGGAGTTACCCCTGGTCCATTGGTAACATCATCTTCACCCTGTCCTCTCTTTACTCCCTTTGGGCGAGGGCTGTTATCAACGATGTTGCTCCCGGGAACAATGTGGTTTCTTGCATCCTGATCAATGCCAGGGTATCTCTCCATAGGTCCATTCTTACTCATAATTCTTTTCCTCTCTTTCTTTGATAAAAAAAGCTTAGCCACCCTATGCGACTAAGCTGTGTAACCAAAACTCTTTAAAATTGCTTTAAAAACCTCATATACACCAATGGATGCGATTCCGGAAACTCCTCCGATGGCAATAGCCCTGATAATATCTTTTGCCGGAAAGCCGGGCATAGCAACCATGGCAACAGGTCCTAAAACCATTCCGATGAATCCGCAGATGTATGGGATATAGTCCTTATCGGATTCCTTGATGATACCCCTCCATTTAAGGACTTGCACAGCAATACAAATTGCTATTGCAATCTCCATAACAGGGGCAACTTCAAACTGCTGAAAAAGTGTTAAATCCATTTTCTTTCCCCTCTTTCTTATTTGTAAAAATAAAAATAGCGCGGGGACAAACCCTACGCTATCTTGATACCTTTAGGAGCGATTCCTATAAGCCACAATATTCTTTTATGCCTCGCTGCAGCACAGCGGAGAAATTTACATTCCGCTCTTCCGCTATGTCATTTAGCCACTTCGGAATGGTTAGCGTCTTCTTCACTGCTTGATTACTAACCTTATCCCTAATTAAGTCCGGCCAAGCTTCAATGAAATAAACATTCTTCGAAGAATCCTCCGGAACCGTGGCGCTAGGCAGGTCTTTCCCATGCTTTAAATAGGAAAACAATAACGCCCCTAGTAAATCTCTTGCATTTGTAATTGCTTCTTCCAGACTATCTCCATCAGTGAACCCTTCCGGAAAGTCG